ATTGAAAGAATGTATCTTAAGTATGAATTAACACAGGAGGATATCGATAGAGGTAAAGCTGCTAATACTGATGGTGTGGGGATTGTTACTACCACTGGAAATTCTACAAATGTAAGTGGTTTAGGAACTGTTACTTCAAACTTTTATGAAACATCCAACTTCATTCAAGTTCCTGATGCAGTTGTAGGGATAGATAGAATATTTAAATTTGATACAAGTTCCATATCAGGTGGAATGTTTAGTATTAAATATCAGTTATTTTTGAATGATCTTTATTACTTTAACTCTGTAAATCTTTTACAATATTCTATGACTAAGAGATATCTTGAAGATATTGATTTCTTACTAACCACTGATAAACAAATAAGATTTAACAAAAGACAAAACAGATTATATTTAGATATTGATTGGAAAGCTCAGGAAGTTGGAACATTTTTAGTGATTCAATGTGATAGAATTTTAAATCCAGATGATTTTACTGGTGTTTACAATGATAGTTTCTTGAAACTTTATCTTACATCCTTGATAAAAAGGCAATGGGGTCAAAATTTAATTAAGTTTCAGGGAGTCAAATTACCTGGTGGACTTGAATTAAATGGTAGACAAATATACGATGATGCAGAAAGAGAGTTGGAAAGCATTAGATCAAGACTTATATCCGAATATGAATTACCTCCTCTTGATTTTATAGGATAATAATATGGCATTAAATCCCTTTTTTCTACAAGGATCACAAAGTGAACAGAGACTTGTTCAGGATTTGGTTAATGAACAGTTAAAAATTTATGGTGTTGAGGTAAAATATTTACCAAGAAGAATTGTAAACAAGGATAATATTTTTACAGAAATACAATCATCTAGATTTAGTGATAATTTTTCAATAGAGGCATATGTAAACACATATGAGGGTTATGGTGGTGCTGGTGATATCATGACCAAATTTGGTATGAGTTTAAAAGATGAATTAATAGTTACAATATCAAAAGAAAGATTTGAAGATTTTATAGCACCATTCTTGCAAACTTTACCAGAGGGAGAGATAGAAGTTGCCACAAGACCTAGTGAGGGGGATTTAATATTTTTCCCACTAGGACAAAGAATATTTGAAATAAAGTTTGTAGAACACGAAAAACCTTTTTATCAGTTAGGTAAAAATTATGTCTATGAACTTCGTTGCGAACTCTTTGAACTTGAAGATGAAATGGGAGGTTGGGATCAACTTAGCACCACGACAGAAGAAATTGATGATGTTCTTGTGGATCAGGGATATATCACTTCACTTAAACTGATATCAATCGGTTCTACTGCAACTTTAGGAGTAACCACTACATCTGGTTATGTTCGTAAAATAATCCTTAATGATGATGGATTTGATTACACAAAAACACCAACTGTATCAATTAGTGCTGCCCCTGCTGGAGGAACAAATGCTACTGCGGTGGCAATCACAACATCAATCAATGGTGTAAATTCAGTCAAAGAAATTTTACTAACAAACACGGGAGCAGGATATACAGTCACTCCCACTGTCACAATTGTAAGTGCTGCGTCAACAATACTCGGTATAGGTTCAACCACATTTGGTGTAGGAGCTGCTGCGACAGCATTATTAGTTACAGATGGTTCTGGTGATTTCTCAGGACATGCTGGTATTGGTAGTGTGACATTAACCTCAGCTGGCAGTGGATATCCTACTGCACCCACATTGTTCTTCGAACCTGCACCACCAGGCGGAGAATCTGCAACAGGTAGAGTTTTAATTAATGAAACAACTAACACTGTATCACAAGTTCTCATATCTGATGCAGGTATTGGTTATATTCCTGGTACAGGAATTGCTACAGTATCTCCACCACCAGTTATAACAGGCATCGGAACATATCAATTTAATGAATTGGTTACAGGTTCAATATCTGGAGCAAAAGGAAGAGTTAAGAGTTGGAATGTAACAACAAATACACTCAAACTAGGAACCACTGACGGAACTTTTGTAGCAGGTGATGTAATTGTAGGAGCAGCTTCTTCTGCTAATTATACTGTTGATTTCATTGAATCTGCAGAATTTTCTGATAAATATGATAAAAGTGATGAAATTGAGACAGAAGCTGATGCTATTATTGATTTCTCAGAAAATAATCCATTTGGTACATTCTAATGTTAGGAACTTACTACTATCATGAAATAATTCGAAAGACAATCGTTTCTTTTGGAACATTATTTAATTCCATCAGTATTCGGCATGATGATAAATCAGGAAATACTTATAGTGAATTAAAAGTTCCCTTAGCATATGGTCCTTCACAAAAATTTCTTGCAAGATTAGAACAACAGGCAGATTTGAATAAACCTGTTGCCATCACTCTTCCACGAATGTCATTTGAAATGAACAGTGTTGCATATGATTCATCAAGAAAAACTGGAGTGACTCAAACATTCAAAGCATCTGATGGTAATAATGTAAAAAAGGTTTTTATGCCTGTTCCATACAACATTGGATTTGAACTGAATATTTTAGCTAAATTGAACGATGATGCTCTACAAATTATCGAACAAATTTTACCATATTTTCAACCTTCATTCAATCTTACAGTTGATTTAGTTGCATCAATAGGAGAAAAGAGAGATATACCAATAGTATTAGATAGTATTAATTTTCAAGATGATTATGAGGGTGATTTCTCAACAAGAAGAGCATTGATATATACGTTAGGATTTACGGCAAAAACATACTTATTCGGACCTGTAGCAGAATCCTCCTCTGGACTTATTAAAAAAGTTCAAGTTGATTACAGTACAAATACTGATATTAAAAATTCTAAACGTGAAGTTCGTTATACTGTTACACCTGATCCTGTAAGTGCTGGTCCTGATGATGATTTTGGATTTAGTGAAACCACATCATTCTTCTCTGATTCTAAATCTTATAGTCCTACAAGACAAACTGATATCTAATGACTAACTATGATCCGATTGACGAGGCTTTAAATATCAAGTCCGAAATAATTCCAACACCAGAGGATGTTGTATCTAAGAAAAAAAATCAACTTAAAAAAGTTGATGAGAATGATATTGGTAAAGATTATGAATATACGAGAGGTAATCTTTACTCATTAATTGAGAAAGGACAGGAAGCAATTAATGGTATCATGGAAGTGGCAGGTGAGAGTGCTAGTCCAAGAGCATATGAAGTTGCTGGACAGTTGATTAAGTCAGTTGCAGACACAACTGATAAACTTATGGATTTGCAAAAAAAGGTTAAGGAGGTTGAAGAAGATACAAATAAAACAACAAACAATGTCACGAATAATGCATTATTTGTTGGATCTACTTCAGAATTATCAAAAATGCTGAAGAAAGGTTTTCTAAATAATAAAGAGGCACCGAATCCTAAGAATGAAAAAGTGTAAATCTGGATACTATTATTGTTACGACGAAAAAAAATGTAAACCGATTCCAAAGGGTTATCGAATAGGTTACGGTGGTTATCTGCGTCATGAAAAAGATGATGACAGTAAAAATGGTAACAAGAAAAATGGTAACGGAGGAAATGGAAATGGTAGCAATGGTGGTAATGGTAATGGCAATGGTGGTAACGGGAATGGCGGTGGCAATGGTGGATCCAACGGTGGTGGAGGAGGAATGAGTGAGGGTAAATCTCACAAAGATCATGAACCCGAAATGATTCGTAATCAATTGAAAACTGCTGGAAGAGCATCTAAACGAATTGAAAAACATTCACGTAAGAAAGATAATTTCAAAGCGTGGGTTCAATCAAAGATAACTAAAGCATCTGATTACTTAGATACTGCTGCAGATTACCTTGATAGTAAAGATGTAAAAGAGGGTTCACTTCATAAGTGGTTCAAAGGTTCTAAATCCAAAGACGGAAAAGGTGGTTGGGTTAATGTAGTCACAGGTGGAACTTGTGCAAGTGATGAACCTGGTGAAGGAACACCTAAATGCGTCTCTTCAGCAAAGAGAGCAAGTATGACGAAGGCAGAAAGACTCTCTGCTGCACGTCGTAAAAAGAAAGCAGATCCTGGTCAACAACAAAAAACTGGTGCTGCAACATACGTATCAACTGATAAACCTAAGAAGAAAATGAAAGAAACATACTCTAACTGGAGAACTGATTTTGAAGAGGCATACGGTGGTAAAGGTATGTCAAGAAAAGCAAAATTAGCATCAACACATCCACCAACAGCACAAGCAGCAGTTAAGAATATTCCAACAGAAACTGACAGAGGTGCAGGAAATAAGGCAATGCGTAGAGCAGGTAAACCAGTCGAGAAGAAAAGTCCTAATTACAAGGCATATGTAATGAACAAAGAAGAGGTGGAAATCACAGAATCAGACAAGAAAGGTAAGGGTAGTGGTACAAAGGATGCTTGTTATCATAAAGTCAAGTCAAGATATTCAGTATGGCCAAGTGCTTATGCTTCAGGTGCATTAGTTAAATGTCGTAAAGTTGGTGCTGCAAACTGGGGTAATAGTAGTAAAAAAGAAGAGTTTGAACCAACTGGTACATCATTCCAACAGTTTGCGGAAAAATGTTGGAAGGGATATGAAAAGAAAGGTATGAAGACAATGTTTGGTAAGAGGTATCCAAACTGCGTAAAAAAGGAGGAAGTTGAGAGAGATGAGTATGGTGATCCAATGGGTGGACCAAAAATATCAGATAAACAAAAAAAGAAAAATCTAGCAAAGAACGAACCAGACAAGCAGCATACCACAGATACTTCTGAAGGAATGGCATACGGAATCACTAGAGGATCAGGTAAACCATCAGGTCAAATGGCAGCATTTGGTAAGAAAAAAGAGGAAAAAAAGGAGAACCCTTATTCACTCAAGAACAAGATAAAGATGGTGATTAAAAGTGTTGCTGAAAAGGAAAGAGCAAAGGCGGGTGTAACAAAAGAGGATGTCATACCAGAGGCAAAGTATGAAGCAGGTGCATCAACTTATGGTAAAGCATCTATCAGAAACAAAAGAAGATTTGGCACGAAAGGTGAGAATCCTGATCCATTAACTGGAAAGAAGATTACAAAAGATGCTACAAGGGGTGAATTAATTGCTAAAAGAAGAGAGGAACACAAAGCAAAACGTGGTATAAAAGAAGGAGTTGGTATCACCACTGATGGTACTTCTGCAATGGAAAAAGCAAAAAGAGAAGCAGAACTTCGTAAGAAAGAACAGGATGCAGTTGCTAAAAAGATAAGAAAGGAGGATACAGTTAAATTACAGGATGCCAATGGTAAAGATTTCGTTGAAATAGTTGATGTAATTACACCAAAACAAGTGATGTCTGACTGGAGAAATGAATTAAGTGAAGATGATATGAAAGGAATGAGTGTTAAGTCAGGTCACAAAAGACCAACTAAAAGTGGTGCAGGTATGACACAGAAGGGTGTCGAAGCATATCGTCGTAGGAATCCTGGTTCTAAATTAAAAACTGCAGTTACTACAGAACCATCTAAGTTAAAAAAAGGTAGTAAAGCAGCAAATCGTAGAAAGAGTTATTGTGCAAGAAGTGCAGGTCAAATGAAGAAGTTTCCGAAAGCAGCTAAAGATCCAAACAGTAGATTAAGACAAGCACGTAAACGTTGGAATTGCTGATTAAATTATGTCTGATAATGTTTATCTTGGAAATCCGAATCTAAAAAAAGCAAACACACCAATAGAATTCACTGAAGAGAATGTCATTGAATTCATGAGGTGTAAGGATAATCCTGTTTATTTTGCAAAGAAATATATAAAGATAGTATCACTTGATGAAGGATTAGTTCCTTTCAATTTATATCCATTTCAAGAAAAACTCGTTCGAAACTTCCATGAAAACAGGTTTAATATCTGCAAAATGCCAAGACAGACTGGTAAATCTACTACTGTGGTATCTTATCTTTTACACTATGCAATATTCAATGATAGTGTTAATATAGGTATTCTTGCAAACAAAGCTAAAATTGCAATGGATCTACTTGGTAGATTGCAGACTGCATATGAAAATTTACCAAAGTGGATGCAACAAGGAATCATTGCATGGAATAAGGGATCATTAGAATTAGATAATGGATCAAAAATATTAGCAGCATCTACATCCGCATCTGCTGTTCGTGGTATGTCATTCAATATATTATTCTTGGATGAATTTGCTTTCGTTCCGAATCATGTTGCCGATGATTTCTTTGCGTCAGTTTATCCCACTATTTCATCAGGTACTCAAACAAAAGTTATAATTGTTTCTACTCCTCGTGGTATGAATCATTTTTATCGCATGTGGCATGATGCGGAGAGAGGGAAGAATGAATATAAACCAACAGATGTTCACTGGTCTGAGGTGCCTGGTCGTGATGAAGAATGGAAGATTCAGACTATTGCAAACACCTCTGAACAACAGTTTAAGGTTGAGTTTGAATGTGAGTTTTTAGGTTCAGTTAACACTCTCATAAATCCAGCTATATTAAGAAATTTAGTATATGATAATCCAATACAAAAAAACGCAGGATTGGATATTTATGAAAACAGTATAAAAGATCATAATTACATGATAACTGTTGATGTGGCAAGGGGTTTGGGTAATGACTATTCTGCATTTATTGTATTTGATATTACACAATTTCCATATAAAGTTGTTGCAAAATATCGTAACAATGAAATAAAACCAATGTTATTTCCAAATATTGTGCATAATGTCGCAAAGGGATATAATAATGCTTTTCTTCTCATTGAAGTTAATGATATTGGAGATCAAGTTGCAAGTATTATACAGTATGATTTGGAATATGAAAATTTATTGATGGCATCGATGAGAGGTCGTGCTGGACAGGTTGTAGGTCAAGGATTTAGTGGTAAGAAAACTCAACTTGGTGTTCGCATGACTTCTGCTGTAAAAAAATTAGGTTGTAGTAATTTAAAGGCGATGATTGAGGATAATAAACTTTTAACTTGTGATTATGAAATCATATCTGAATTAACTACATTCGCACAGAAACATAATTCATTTGAAGCAGAGGAAGGATGTAATGATGATCTAGCAATGTGTCTTGTAATATTTGCTTGGTTGGTTGCACAGGATTATTTTAAAGAAATGACTGATAATGATATTCGTAAAAGGATGTATGAGGAGCAAAAAAATCAAATTGAACAGGACATGGCACCATTTGGATTTGTTAATGATGGATTAGATGATGCAGTTACAGTTGACGCAAATGGAGATAGATGGTATGCTGATGAATATGGAGATCGTTCTTATATGTGGGATTATATGTAACAATTTTAAATATAAAGCAAATATTAAATGATTAAATAATTTTTGTAGGGTATAATGGATTGGGATAAGGAATCAAAATTAGAACATTTGGAAAACATGATTACTGTTTACGAAAAACACATTGAAGATTTAGAAAAAGAAAACAAAAGTTTAAAACTACAAGTTGAATTTCTAAAACAACAATTAGATTATAAAACATTGGGAAAACCGAACTATGAGGAGAATTTATGAGTGGAGACATAGGATTACAAGATGAGAGTATCGTTTTTTATAGTAAAAAAATGACTAGAGCAAAGTTAGTTCTTTTAGCTCACAAGGGTATTAAATTAAATTGGAAAGAAGATGAGTATCACACTTCAACAAGTAAACGAATCTCTGAATGATATTAGACCATACATTGAATCTGATGGTGGATATCTAGAACTTGTAGATGTTGATTTTAATTTAGATGAAGATATTAGAATGTATTATGGTGTTAAAGAGGGTCAAGAGGCAGCAATTGCAAAAGTAAGATTAAGTGGTGCCTGTGAATCTTGTGCAATGAGTGCACAGACTTTAAGAATGGGAATCGAACGACACCTTACCCAAAACTTTCCAGAAATAGTTGGAGTGATGCAAGTTTTGTAATGGAATTTGATGATCAGATAGAATTAGAGCACTTACTATTTTCTGAAAGGAAATGTAGAGTTTGTGGTAAAGTAAAAAATTTAGTTGATGATTTCTATCTTACAAGAAAATATAAAGGTACCTTACCATCAGCATATTCTTATGAATGTAAGGACTGCACTGTTAAAAGAATTATAAAAAGAAGAAAAGTAAAAATATTAGTAGAAGATATATATCCAGATTGGTGATGTTCACGCATTGTTTCCCCATCGTAAATACCCTTTTTAATAAATATTTTTAGATAATTTTGGATTACGAGGAGTAAGGGATGGCCTTAAATTTAGCATCTCCAGGTATTCTTATAAGAGAAGTAGATCTGACGATTGGAAGAATCGATGGATCAACTGGCAAAGTTGGTGGAATCGTAGGATCTTTTGAAAAAGGTCCTGTCGGAGAACCAACTGTGATAACTGGAGAAAATGATTTATTTGACCAATTTGGTCAACCATATGATACAGACAAACAATACGAAACATGGATGGTTGCATCTTCATATCTATCATATGGAGGCACACTAAGTGTAGTTAGAGCAGATGATGATGATCTCTTTAATTCTTTTGTCGGAACTGCAACAAGCATAAAAATAAAAAGCACTGAGCACTATCAGGAGTTAGGTTATCAGGAAAATACACTTGACACGGCGACAGTAGCAGCAAGAAATCCTGGTACTTGGGCAGATGGTATTAGAGTAGCAATCATCGATGGTCAAGCAGATCAAAGAATTACTTTCACTGATGTAAGTAATTTTTCTGTTGGTTTAGGTGTTACACAAGCAATTAGTGTAACTGATCCTGCTTTAGGAAGTTTAAGTGGTCACCTTAAAGGGATAATTACAGGAGTTAATGAAACAGACAAAACGGTTGATGTAAAAGTTGTGGGTATCGTCACCACTGGTGGTGATGAACTTTCTAAGGATTATAATAGTCTTTACAAGTTTACCAAAGAATCATCATTTACTCTCTCAAATAGTGGAGTAGGAACAACTTCTGTTACCGTAACTAGAGGATTTGGAGGAACAGTTGCAGCAGCTGCAACCGTTGGGGACGATATAAATTCATTCTTCCTAGACGGCACAGCAGTTCTTGATGAACAAGGGGGCGTATCATTAGCAGCAGATGCTACAGTGATCGGTATTAACACTACTAATATTAGTGTTGGTCCAACTAAATTTCTTGGAATTGGTACTGAAGTTATTTCATTAGATAATGCAACTATTGGAGAAGGAAAGGTCACCTTACAAAACGATTCTAAAAGAGGTGTTGTAGGAACATCATCAGCAATACATACCGATGGATCGGTAGTTAAATTATTCACAAAATTTGATGGACTGGGTAATCCCTCTGTAGGAATTAATACCACTGTTACTTCTGTTGGAATTAATACAAGCACAGGATTCGCAGGTCTTTCTACAAATATCAATGTTGGTGGTGGTGGTTTATTACAAATCAATAATGAATTGCTTGGAGTTTCAAGTCTCCTTGATGGTACAACAACAACTCATTCCACTTCTACAGAACCAGTTGATTGGTTTGATCAACAAACATATGATGTTTCAACAGGAGGAATACCTCAGAAATGGAACGCAATTGCTGATAAACCAACTACTTCAACTTATGTTTCAGAGAGAGGTGGTAGATTTGATGAAGTTCATGTATTAGTAATTGATGCAAAAGGAACCATATCAGGAAATGCTGGCACAGTATTAGAGAAACATCTAAATCTATCAAAAGCAAAAGATGCTTTATTCTCAGTTGGATCACCATCTTATTGGAGAAAATATCTCTATACAAACTCCGAAAACATATTCGGTTTGAGTGGTAGTATAATTGGTGTTACAACAACTGGATTCTCAAGTGGATTTACTAAGGTTGCAAATGGTAGTTGGGATAAAGATGCTGAAGGTATTATATTTAATTCTTCAGGACCACAAAACTTAGAATTAGGTAATGGTAAAAACTATGGTGGTAAAACAAATCTAACAGATTCTGGTGCATTAAACTCTGGTGTTGGTGATCTAAAAGCAGGATATCAGATATTTGAAAATGATCTTGTGAACAATGTTGATTTCCTACTTAT